ACTAGTTATTAAGCGTCAAGCGCAATTGTACAGCTTAGTATATCTGGATGCGCAAACACTGAGTTTACGTCATCACAAACAACTAAAAACTTCTCTCCATTAAAAGCCCCAATGTCAGTAATTGCTTCAGCTAAAGCTTTAAACACTACCAGCTCTTTATCAGCAGTTGTAGTTATTGTAACAATATCAACACTAGCAGCTTGTCCTTCGCCAAGGCTACCTGGCGCAAATTTAACAAGTAAAGTTGCGTCACTAGCTACAGTTAAAGACTGAATTTTTGAAACTGGATACATTGCTGCATCGTCAGCTGCGTCAATAAAAATTAAGAATTTTTCCATTTTGTTTAGTTTTTAAGAGTTAATATTATGATTCTTTAAGCATCACGAAGTTATTAGCTCCTTGAACAACTAAACATCTTTCAGACAAATAGTGAACCTCCATAACGTCATCTCCAGTATAAGTTGCAGATCCAATTGAACCTGTAACCCAAGACTTCATACGACGATCATCAGTTTGTGATGTTCTGTATCGTACGTGTAAGAAAGGACGAGTCATGTTCTTGCCAAGTGATTGATCGTAAACAGTTGATGTACCAGCTGGAATTAATGTACCAGATACGTCACCAAATCCGCCACGAGCGTCAGCTTGATTTAAGTACTTCCAGTCAGACTTGTAAAAGTCATAAGAACCACGACGGAAAGCAGAGAAACCTAAGTTTAACGCCATGTCAGCATCGTTATTGAAAGCACCAAATGAAGCACCACCTTGATAGTTAGCGTTTAGACCAGCTACCATATCATCAAGAGTAAGAGCTAATGAACGATTAACATATAACATGTTTTCTTCAATAGAACCTTGCTTATCAAGATTTTTTAGTAACAAATCAAAATCACCAAGTGTAGCTAAATCTTCAAACACATTACCACGAGTTTCAATAGCAGCAAACAAACCTTCAGTACCAAAGCTATCACCAGCATCAGCAATAGTGCTATCAACTGTAGAAGCTCCTGGAACACCTTTTACAGATTCAACCATCGCAGTCTCTAGATAATCTTCGAAACGTAGACGAGTTTCCCCTGCAGATTTAAGATACCAAGAATAACCAGTTTGACCAGCTTCGTCAGTTGTTTCTACCCAACCGATTTGTGCAGTGTCAGATCCAGAAATTTTAAAGTGATCTTTAATAATAATAGGTCTGTTGTTGTATTGTTGGAACTGAGGCTTAAGCTCTCCTGTCATTGAAGAAGAACCTTTCGCAAATTCAGAACCATAAACAAAAATGTTAATTTGCTCATTATCAGAAAAAGCTACAGCAGTTCCGTCACCACCTGATAAATCAGTTTGTGTATAAGGAAGTAAAGTAGCGTTTGTGTTGTTACCACCTGTAGCAGTTCCGCTTGTTTGGCTTACATAACACTTTAGTGTTTTAAGTCCAGTAGCAGTATCAGTAACAAGTACTGTATTACCAACTCTTAATGAGTTAGTTAAAGCAGTACCAAGTGAAATAGTACCAGAAGTTCCAACAAGTTGAATACTTGTAGTACCATCAGCTGCACCTGTACTTTTATAAGCGATGTGTAAACGGTTTTGCTCAGACCAAACAACTTGATCAGATGTCATAGGCATTTCAGCCCCTACCATTTGTAAGAAACCAGAAATAGTACGATTACCATATCGCTCTACTTCTTGCTCATACAACTCTGGTAGATATTGTTGCGCCCAACCAGCTGTAGCTGTTGCTGTAAAATCGATATAGTTATTATCGCTTACAGTTGGGCTTGGTGTAGGAGTTAGTGAATATGATCCACCTAATCCTAGCGATGTATTAAAAGCCATTTTTTAATTTTTAAAGTTATTTTCGAATTTTAAATTTTAACCTCGAACTATCTTCACCGTTTAAAACTCTAAACTTAACACCATTTGCTTCAACTACAGGTGATGTTCTTGGAGACATATCAATGTTTTTAGCATTTGCAGTTGTCTCTTTAATAGCATCAGCTTTACCTTGCTCATAAAAATGAGATACAATTTTATCTATATTTTTAGCAGCGTATAAAGCTTTATGGTAACCTGCAGCGTCGTTTAGCAAATTATTATCATCAACAAACTCGTTGACAAAATTTGCAATATTACTTTGGTATTCTTTAACACCAGAAACATCTTTAATATTGTAACGATATTTTTTGTCGCCAACGTTAAAATCAAAACCTTTGAAGTTATCGTTAAATACATTATCTGTTACATTTAAAAAATGATCCTGTTGTTGTTTTTGAATTTTAGCGGTTTCGGTTTGTTGTTGGTTGTATTTATCGTAAAAACTAATAGCTTCTTGCTGTTTAGGATCTAACTTAGAAGTTAACTTAACTTCCTTGTAATATTGATCTTTCATTTTAGTAAGAAAGCCTTTAGCTTTTGCAATTTCTTCTTTAAGGGCTAATTTCTTTTTTCTAATGTCCCTTTCTTCATCAACATCTTCTTCATATTTAAATTGATCATCAATTAAAAAATTTATTTCATCAAAGTTTAAATGTGGACGAGTTGATTTATAATATTCTCTTAGTAAAGTATCATTATCTACGTTTGAATAATCTGCATTAATTCTAACATAATCTTCTAAGCTACCACCAGTTTCTTCCATAAAACTAACTAAACTTTCTATATTTTCAGGTAGTTTTACTTGTGGCTGTTCTGTAACTTCTTGTTTTACTTCATCTACTTTTTCTTCAGGTTGAACTTGTTGTTCAACTTGCGTTTCAACTTCTTGTTGCTTTTCTTGTTCTTCTTCTTTAACCTCTTCTAATACAGGTTGCTCGGCAACTTCAGTTTTTTCTTCAACAACTGTTTCTTGTTGTTCTTCAACAACCTCTTGTTTTTCTTGTTCTGGCTGTTGCTCTTGTTGTTTTTGAAACTCGTCAAGCTTTGCTAAATTAAGCTTAATAGTACCATCATCTGTTATTTCTTTATATGATACTTTTTCTTCTTTTGGTTGCTCTACGGCTTCTGGTTTAGCTTCGACTGTTTCGTCTACAACTTGTTCAATTACTTGTTCTTCTTGTGACATAATATAATATTATAAAATTAATATATTAACGCGGCTCAAACTGTTCTAGTCCAAAACCACCTAAGTTATCAAATCCAGCTGATTCAAAGTTTTTTGGTGGCGCGTTATTTTTTCTTTGATCTATAAGCTCACTTTGTTGTGTAGCTTGTATTTTTGTTCTCTCGTCTTTACGATCTTCTTTAAATTTATCTTTAGCGTCTATATTAGCTTGTGTAGCTTGCTGTAGCTGCATGTTTAATTTAAATTCGTATTGCATAAGCTCTTTTTTAATAGCAGCTTCTCTTTCTAGTTTTTGTATATCAAACTGAGCTTGAGCTTGAGCTAGCTTTACTTTTGAATCAGTTAAAGCTTGCTGTTTTTGTGTTTCTGCAAGAGCCGCTGCTTGAGTTGATTGTTGATTAGCTTGTGCTTGAGCTTGTATATTCGCTTGTGCTTTAGCTTGATCTTCAGCAGCTTTTTTAGCCCTACGTATCTTTAATAGTTGATTAGCTAGTTTTATATTTCTAACTTCTCTTATATCTATAGCATCTTCTAGATTTATACTATTTTGCTGTATAGCCATTTGTATATTATTCTCGAGCTTTTGTTTTTCTTCTTCATCAGGTGCTAGTTCAATAAATATACCAAAATCATGTAAGTGCAAATTAGCCATTTCATCTAAAGTTGAAACATTAAATTTACCTATAGATTTTATAAATGAATCTCTAGTCGGCGAATACTCTATAACATCTGATATACGCATTGATATACACTCTGCCATAGTAAGAGCTATATACAAACTTGATTGTAATAAATGCCTTGTAGCTGTATTAGAGTTGGCAGCTGCAAGTTTTTGTAAACCAACTAAAGCGTTTTTATCAGCTAAACTACCATCTCTAGCTTCATTAAGACCAGTTACATCACGTATCATTTGTAAATAATATTGATACGTATTAATAAGTGAAGATATTTTAGCTTGCCCGTTACTAGAGTTTAACTCAGTTATAGGTAGACGGTTTCTATTCATATCACCATCTTGTGTCATTGATCTACCTATAATACTACCAGTTTGGAAGTACATATTTAAAGCTTCTTGCGGATTATAGTTAGTGCCGTTACCTAAATCTATTTCAGCAAGTGAATCTGCATCCATATAAACACCATCAGGTACAACTCTTGATAACACTTGTTGTAACTTTAAATGAGTTAGCTGTATCATGTCAGCAAAACCAGTTATACGGCTTACAAGTGAATTTATTCTACCTTTATATTTTCTTGGCGCTACAAGAGCATAACCCATTTGAGCTTTAGTTGTATCAGCTTTTGGTCGCATCATATTTTTCTTTAGCTCCCATTTTAGTATAGTATCAGTACCTACTATTTTAACACCTTCATATATAACTTCAATAGCTCTGTTAACTCTTTCAAACTCTTCGCTTTGCGGTGGATTAAAAGTATCATCTTTTTCAATAGCTTTTTTACCACCAGTTGCTGTATTTTTTATTTTATAAGTTTGATTCATATGTGTTTTATACTCAAAATATAAAACTGTTACAGCATTTTCATCTTGATTACTAAGGTCGTAGTTTGTATAATCGTAGTTATTTTTATTATATCCACTAAACTGCTCAAGCTCTTCATCTGTTAGTTGTGGAAATTGTTTTTTAAGTTCGTTTACATATATTTCTTTTACTTCACCTACATAATATATGTCTTCAAAATA